AATAAGTTTTTAGGTTTAGTTAGAAAGTTCTTAGTGTTTTTACCAAGTTTATCCGTAAAACTCAAATCATCGTCATAATCATCACCTGCACCAACGCCGCTCATATGATCTCTGTTGTAATTTTCTAATGCAGATCCATTACTATTTGCACCATACATTTTTGACATAAGAGCATTGCTACCGTAAGCTGATGTACCTTCATTGCCACCAAGACCTATGGAAGGAAGTATTGCGTTAACATTACCATATTTAGTTAGCGCATGTCCTACGTTTGTAGCACCCATTGCATTTGCACCAGTGCCAGCTAACCCAGCTGCTGTCGGTAACATTGCTCCCATTGCAGCACCTCTAAGAGCTGCTTGTCCTGCATCCTTGCGGCCACGTACTTTACTTCCGAATGCACCACCAGCTGCGCCACCGATAACCCCACCAAGACCGGGTAAAAGCATATTACCAACTACTGCACCAATTCCACCACCAGCAACAGATTTAAACCATTTCTTAGGGTTGCTAAGTAGTCCGAACTCAGGAAGACCTGTTTTAGGGTTTATTGTACCACTACCACCAGCTCTTTTAAGTATTTTAGCTTCTAATGGATTTATATGAGCTAAGATAGTATCGCCGTTACGACCTTTCTTACGTACTTGCTCTAATATATAATTTAATTTTTGTTTTTTCATATCATTACTGTTTAATCTTAATCATTATAATATATACAGCCTTTGCCCATTCTTGCCAATCTTTAAAAGAATCTGTCTTTTTTGAGTTCTTTATTCCTGTAGCAGAAGGAATACCATTAGTTCTAAATATACCTGTTCCAGCAACATAGTTAGCCCATTCTTTCCATTTATCTTCATCGTACAAAACAGGCAATCTTTCATTTTTATATATTCTAAGCAATTCTGCTGCCCATTGTTTTACTGATATATATTGTGGAAAAGGTAATTGAGCCATTATTGACTATCACCTTCTTTGAAGTTCATTAAAACAGTACCTACATCATAAGGGTAACTACATGAAAAGGTAATATTCATAAATCTACCCTGCACTCTAAAATCTATTTTACCTAAATTTGGATCACCATCATCTGGTAAGTTTGCTAAATTAAAAGTAATAGGTGCTGTACGTGTTATACTAGTACCAGCATACTTTTGATAATTAACTGTAATTTCAAGAGTGTCATCTTCTGTGCGTTCATATGGAGGAGATACAGGAAAATCAGGCTCTATTTGATCTAACACAATGTATTTCTCTATTGCGTTACCATTCTTAGCTGGATTAAACGTTACAAATCCATAAAACGGAGTAGTAAAGAAAGAAGGTATAGGTATAGTATTTACAGGAACATTAACTCTAACTTGCAAATTAAATGCGATTAAGAAATTATTAGCCACATTAGGATCGGCCACTAATCTATATGCTCGTGCAGCTTGTGCATTAGCAATATCAAATGTTAAAGTTTGACTGCCAATAAAGTTTTGAGTTGAAACGTGTATTTGATTCCAATTTATAAGATCTAGTGAGGATTGGATATTACAAAAATAGTTTTGTTTTGTATCAACATTAGCGTTTGTTATTTTTATTCGTGAAATAGTTTGTAAATTACCCAACCCATAATCATACATTAAATTTGTATTTGGAACTTGTGAATAAACTCGATTAATAAGAGGAGGAACTAAAAATGCGTTCTGAGGATTAGGTGGCCCAGCACCATCATTAGTAAGACCAGTATTAGATGAAGCTACACCACCTAAAGTACGTTGGTAAATACGCCCACCTCCTCTAACTTCTGCAACACCTACTTCTTGTTTCCATATTCTTGCATAACGATTAGCATAATTATATGGATAATTAGTACAAGCATCACCATAACTAAAGATATCACCTGTTCCTTCATAAACAGTAACACAATCTCTTTGGATAGCAGTATCGTACCAACTATTTTCTCGAACATTATAAACAAGTTCTCTAGTACAACCGATATTAGGATCATTTCTATTGTCATATTCAGGATATGCCCAGCGTACTTCGCCATATCTAGCTATTTTATAACCAAATATTAATTGTCTTTTACCTAAGTCAACATTATCAAAGAAATACTCTAAATTTATTGTGTTAGGTATGCTATCTACAATGCCGTTATATACAAATATACGATCCGTACCAAGCCAGAAGAATAAACTATCATATTGAACTATTGATCTTGATGACATTAAAGATGAGTTATTAGTAACTACTTCTTTTTGGAAGTCTACAGGGATATTTACGTCTCTACCATCAGCAACGTTTGTTAAATAGATAACTGAATTTGCTGTCCAAAATAAAAAACTTGGGGCATTGCTACCACCTCTAACAGAGGCACCAAAAATAAGTTTATCTGAAGATATAGTATAAATGGCAGAATCACCTCCTTCAAATACTAAAGGATCATTTGTTCTACTTCTAAGAATAGTGCCGTTATTACCATATAAATATAAACAAGGAGAAGAAAATAAAATTCCACCTGATATTAAATTAGCGTTAGCACCCATTGGTGCATCTGCTAATACTTCATCATTATTTAATAATTTCCAAGATAATGTACCAGCATAATTAGCCAGCATGTTATTAGCATTAAGTGTTCTCATGAATGCAATACATGGTTGTAAATCTCTAATAAAGACAACAGATGTCCATGTAACTAAACCTACATTAATGCCATTATTTAGTAGTTCTATATCGTTACTTAAGGTGCTAGTAGTCAAGTTTAAATTTAATCTATTTACTGTGTTTCCTGTTGCATAAAATAAATAAGTAGCATTATTTGCAAATAATGCATTTAAATATTTTATATTTTGAGGAGAGTTTATTAATTCTCTTTGCCCCTTCATCTTTTTTATTTTACCACCGACAAAACGTATCCATTGACCATCGACACAATATTCATCTTGAAATGTTGTGCCGTCTCTAAGGATACCAGCTTTGTAAAGTAAAGGTACTCGCATATTATGATTTATCTCTCACAATTGTTCTGTCAGTAGTTCTATCAACATTCATCCTATTGATAGTTTCTAATTCTTTACCAAACATCATTTCGTATTTATTTCTAGCTTCTTCATTGTTTAAAAATAAAGATGCTTCCATTAAACAAGAATAAAGTAATAAGTTAGGGTATCTTTGAGTTAGGAAATTAGTATCATGAGTAGCATCAAATAAAGGTATACCTAAGTACACTACAATTATACGACAATCTCTATTAGTAGCAGGTACTACATTCCAAGATCTATATGTTCCATCAGCATTAATTGCAAAATCATAATAAAATTTAGGTGTTCCAACTGTTGCAACAGTTGGTTGATATGTTATACAATACTCATATGTTCTTGGTAATAAGTAAGTTATAGATCCTGCATTTACTAACCCCATACTAATTGTTTCACGCCAATTACCAGGTTTTTCTATTACAAAATTATTATTAGCTAAAGGAATGTCTTCTACAATTTCAAATCCAATATCTTTTGCATTGTTATAAATTCTAATAATACCTTGTTGTATTATATCCTTTAATTTAGCTACATACGGCTCATCAGTACGTAACATGTATGTTTGTAAATCAGATGTTAAAGTAACGTAATTCATTGAATATACTTGATTGATGGTGCTAATTAATTGTATTATAGCATTATGAAAATTTTAATAAAGTATATTCCATGAAAAGATCTATTTCTAACAACAAAAAATCACCTGTAAACGTAAATAACAACGAGAATGAGATCGATGTTAATGTTCTACTAAATGATCCTAAATCATTGCATAAAATGTTGAATAAAAAATCAGATGATAATGATTATGTTCCGACTAATGCAAATCCTAATAAACTTAGTAATAGACCTAAAAACCCGTATAAAGGTAGACCTTACTATTATGATGAAGGATTGTGGGAAGGTAAAAAGCCTGAATCAGGACAGCATTTTAGGTTAGGGAATATAAAAAAGAGAACTGAAGATAAACAAGAACGTATTGCAAAAGAACA